TGTTACCAACGTCAATCTTAAACATTCTACGTTCCGGAGCACGTTGTACACGATATATAAGAACAGCATCTTCTAGTAATTCTTTTTGCTTATAAACTTTGAAAATATTCTCTAGTATTGATTGACCAAAGGGCCAGAATCTATCTAATCCTTCAGTTAAACTTAAATGAACAATGTGTTTAGCGTCAATAGCACTTTCACTTTGTCCCAGTGTAAAACGACTACCAGTAGTGTTATAGGGCATAGCTGGAACTGTGTAACCACCTCCTGCCCCGCCACCACCAGTGCCGCCCATACCAGTTGCTGGATTAGCGGCAAAGTCTGAATTAGTTTTCTGTGCTACTGTAAGATTCTGTAAGTTGATGTTAATGTCTTTAATAACATATTGTTCAGGCTTCTTACCTTCACTTTCGTTAACAATAACTTTTATAACTTTAGTGTTATCAATCCAGAATAGTTTGAAGTTTTCTGGATCTCTTACAAATACTTGATCACCGTACTTGATTGTATTACGGAAGATTTTAAATGTTCTTGTTCCAAATTCGTTTAGTTTACACCATTGTTGTAATTGTGTCTTTAGCAATTCTACTTCGTGAGGAGTTGGATCCTCAGTAAATGCTAGATTGAATGGTGTATCGTTATGTTCGTTTTTCTGTGTACTGAACTCTGAAATGATATCTAAACATGCGTTAATTTCAGCATCAACGTCCATCATTTCATATTGATTATATCGTTCAATGCGATTTGGATGACCAGTATAGACTTCTGGAAGTCTACTCATATAGTTTTTATAGCCCATTTCGTGGTTATTCCAACCGCCGGTTGATGAACCATTTTGGCCTGGGCTGCCGTTCCAAGCGCCGGCATTGCTATTTCCGCCACCGATTGGACTAGAGATACCACTTTTATTCGTAAAACGTTTTTTGTAGGTCATAATATTATCTAGTATTTAGCGTTAAACCCTAGAATACATTAATAATTTTGATTGGGTATCATTACTATCTGATAGTTTTGAAATCATAGTATCTAATTTACCTGCAAGCAATTCCATAATTTCTGTATTCATTGAATAAATTTCTTTGATTGTGTTACTTGTAGATGATGACGATGATCCTGCTATGTCAGTTGTAGCAGGGGTTTTGCCTAATTGTTCTAAAATACTATTAGGACTCAATGGTGTTATAATTTCATTACCGTGCAATGTTGCAGGATAACCGGATTTTGGACCGTTGGTTATTCCTCCGGTTGCGGCTGATAAATTTGATCCCATTTGAATATGAACCGGGTCAGCGTCCTTAAATGTCCCTCCCCAAACTAATCCAAAATCTTTTAATTTAATTTTATTATTAATATCTACGGCTTGTTGTCCGGCATCAATTGCATTCCCAACATTATGTGCGCTTGGTCTGCCGCCCATACTTACTGGTAACGCGGGTGTTGTCATCCCGCCTGCCTTCGGCTTAGTTTTTAAATCACCGCCGGCATCTTTCCAAGTTTTATAAATTCTTTCTTGATCTTCCTGATCCCTTACTGCACTTGTTACATTTATTTTTGTACCACCTTCTGCTTTATATGCTTGTGCAACCTTTATCAGTCTAGTTTTGAAAGCAGGATCCAAATCATCAAAGTTACTTCTCTGCCCAGTTTGTCCCCCAAATGTAAACAGGTCTTCAATTTTAGGTGCGCCAGATCCTTGTGTTGCTGAGTTAGCTGCTGGTTTAGCAGCCACTACTGATCCTCTTGGTTTGTAAGCACTCATGGTACCTGCAGTTCTTGACGCGGTTGATACAGGTGGCGGTGCTGCTGCTGCCGGTGCTGCTGCTGCCGGTGCTGCTGCTGCCGGTGCTGCTGCTCCGCGACCCGCTTCCCCGGGTACTTGTACTTGCTTGGGTACTTCTGGAGCTGTAGGTTGTGCAACTGACTTTGGTGGCTCTGCTGGCACAGATTCAGGAACTTTGGCTAAGTCTGGATTTAATGCGGTATATACATCTTTAGCACCGGCAGCCCCAGTTAATGCTAATGCTATAGCAGTACCGGGTCCCGGTACAAGGGCTGCAACCGCCGCTCCTCCCTCCAATGCAGCACCAATATAATCTCCTGAACTTATTCTTCCAAACGCAGAAGCAACACTAAGAATAGATCCTACAACAGGAAGAGCTTTCAGCATTGATTTACCTGCCGTAGCCCCTGCTGTTTTTAGTGCTGCTTCACCGGCTGCTACTTTAGCTGCTGATTTGGCTGCTTCACCGGCTGCGCCTGCACCAGCTTTAGCAGCACTTTCTGCTGCGGCGCCTGCACCAGCTTTAGCAACGCCTTCTGCTGCGGCAGTAGAACCTGCTTTCCAACCTGAAAGTGACCCAGCTGCCGGAGCAGCAGCTTTAGTGGTACCTGCTGCTACTGTAGTTGCTGCTGGTACTGTAGGTGCACCTTTACTAAATAATGATCCTATAGCTTTACCGCCAGCTATTACAGCTTTACCGCCAGCTATTACAGCTTTACCGCCTGCCATAGCAACAAGAGCAGCGGATGCTATGCCTGCAGCACCAGCTAATATAGTTACCGCAGTTGTAGTGGTATCAAATCCTTTTACCAAAGGGTTAGTGTCAAATTTTAATTGTTCAAGCCCTTTAGTTAAATTTAAAGTTAATGTTGTTAGAAAATTTCTTGATATTTCAGCAGGGTCGTTATCTAATATTGGTCCAGCAGTAGGTTTAGTTGGATTAGCTGGATCTCCTATTGCTAATTTTATTTTGACATTGGCTTCATTTAATTGTTCAACTGTTACTCCGGTTGCAACTACTTGTTCTTTTAACAAAGTATTATTAGCGCCAAAGGCTTTTAGTAATGTGTCACCACCAAATTGAAATGCATCTCGCATATCAGTGGAAATTATATCTAGTTTAGTAGAAATTCCGGCAGCAGTTTTATTAAAAATAAGATCAACTTCGGCACCAGGTTTAGCTTTCTTTAGGTCTTCTGAGAGTTGTTGTGCTTCAATACCTAAATTTGCCAAACCACTAGTATATGTGTCATATGCTCCGGTTCTTGCTAATCTTGCTAATTGTGAACCGGTTTCTTCACCAAACTGGGAATAAGCCTTTTCTATAAACTCTTTTCTTGCTTTTTGTTGATCTTCTATAGCTTTAGCTTGATCAGCTAAATTCATAGCTTTCAACTCACGAATTTTTACATTTTCTGAACGGGTATATATTAGTTCTTCCGTTGCTTCATTCGCTGCTAATTGGGCTTGTTTAAGTTTATCAACATCTTTCCCGGTTAGTTTACTAAGTTTTACTAAATTTTCTACATAGTCTAATGATGCTTGTTTTAACTGTTTAGTATCTTTTAATTGGCTAGCCATTGATTGCCCGGATGCTTTTTGTAAGGCTAGGTAGTCAGCTTGACCTCCCATCAATTCTTCCTGAGTAACACCTAACCGTTGAAATGCTTCACGCTGCTGGTCAGTGACAGCAATCATCTCACCAAATTTTACTGCGCCCTTACCAAAATCATCACCAAATGTTATTAACCCTCCTTGGGTTCTTTTCATTGCTTCGGCTAACTTAGTGGTTGAAGTTTTGGCATTCTGTGCCAGGTCAAAGATAGTTTTAGATGATTGCTCTCCAGCAAAACCCAATTTCTTTATATTATCACTGGCAGCTAAAATCTCATCAGTCTGCTTCATATGTGCTGTAAGCAATTTACCAGTGGCTATTGTCAATCCAGCAACTACTTTTCCGAATCTGCCAAAACCTTCAGCTAGTGTAGCTACAGATTGTGCTGTTGCTTCAATCCCGCCACTCAATTTACCAAAGCCTCCCTCTGCACCACTAGTTAATGCTTTACCAAAACTAGCCACACCTTTTATAGCTTCGTTTGTAGCTTTTTCCATGCGCTTGTTAGCTGCGTCCCCAATCGCTTTTGATTCAGCTTCAGCCTTTGCAGCTTCTGTCATCCCCTCAGTAAAATTACGAGTTGCATCAGTTGCAGAAGAAAATCCACCGGTCATGGATTCCAAAACCTCTGTCATTCTTGTTAGTTTACGTATAATTTCGTCTTCTGAACTCATTGTGATTTCCTAAACTGTTTTTTAATTTTAGCCATTTTTTAGGCACTAAATATCTTTAGTATTTAGTATCGGGTAATACCCGTTTTTTATCAAAGGAATACAACTAATGTTATCAAACAATCCATTAAAGCAATATTTTCGTAGACCGTCAATTTATTTGAAATTACCCAGCGGCGGTGAAGGATATGAGCCTGAAGTCTTAACTATGTCAGAAACCGGTGAGTTACCTATCTATCCCATGACGGCAATTGATGAAATCACAGTAAGAACACCAGACGCTTTATACAACGGTCTTGCTATAGTAGAATTAATCAAAAGCTGTGTTCCCGCAATCAAAGATCCATGGCAAATCAAAAGTATTGATGTAGATGCTATACTATTAGCTATCAAATCATGCTCACAGGGAAATGACTTAGAAGTTGAATCTATTTGTCCAGCATGTGGTGAATCTGCTACATACGGAGTTAATCTTATTGGCATGCTGCAAAATATCAAAAAAGTAGACTACTCTACCCCATTAAAATTAGGTGAGTTAGAAATTAAATTCAGACCTCTCATCTATAAAGAAATGAGTGATGCCGGTAAACATCAATTTGAAATTCAAAAAATGTTTGCAGGTTTGCAAGAGTTGTCGGATGAAGAAAAAACAAAAAAGTCACATGAAGCGATAGTAACCATTACTACAATCACAATGGACCTATTATCACATACTATTGAATACATTAAAGTCAACGATGAACTAGTCAAACAAACTGATTTTATACTTGAATTTTTACAAAATTGCGATAAAAACATCTACATAGACATACGTGATTACCATGGAAAATTAAAAGATCAATCAAAACTAGAGCCACAAAAAATCAAATGTATTCATTGTCAACATGAATATTCACAAGACATTGTAATTAATCAAACTGATTTTTTCGGTTAAGGCTTCTACACCTAGACCCTAAGGGTGTACAGAAGCTGCTAGACGGCATGGAAAAAGAATGTACTGAGATAAAGAAATCTGCTTTAACTTTATCTTGGTACATGCGGGGAGGTGCTTCGTATGAAGATGTACTAAACATGTCCTATGACGAAAGAAAATTAGTTAATGAATTAATAGAAAGTAATATGGAAACAACTAAAAAGACACAGTTGCCATTTTTCTAGCCATAAATATTCATTTATCAATTTTGGGTTCTTTCAATAACAGATGAACTAGCGTTCATCTAAGAACTCACTGCGTTCGTTCTTTGTTTTTACGGTACTTCATTGTTTATACTTTGAATGGCTCAAAGTATATATTGCCGATTTGAGAGCCATGGTAGT